AACAATTAGCTAGAGGAGAAAAATTATCTGTATCTACAATTAAAAGAATGTATTCTTATTTGTCAAGAGCAGAAACTTACTATGATGCTGGAGATAGCAAAGCTTGCGGAACTATATCTTATTTATTATGGGGTGGTAAAGCAGGTTTAGCTTGGTCAAGAAGCAAATTAAGAGAGCTTGGTGAATTAGATTTAAATGATGATGATCCGTGTCAAGCTGGATATGAGCAAATAGGAATGAAAGATAAAGGTGGTAGAAAAGTACCTAATTGTGTACCTAAACAATAATTAAATGGCAAAAAGTAAAGAAACAGTAAGCAATAGTTCTCCAAAGAACAAAAAAAGAGGTTGCCTTTGTAAAAACGGAACATACTCTATAAAGTGTTGTGACGGTACTTTAAGAGCACAAGGTGTTGGCAAAGTATAAAAATGTAACAACCTTTTTATGTGTAGTTAGTTAAGTAATAAATTAATTTAATACTCGAAATTTATGGAAAACACTAAAGCTACATCAATTTTGAACGACATCATGGAAAAACTATCGTTAGTTAAGAAAGATGAAGTAAAAGAAGTTGAGGTTAAGGAAGAAGTAAATCTATCAGAGCAAATTAAAGAAGAAGAACTAAAATCACAAGAACTTACTGAACTTGCCTGTGCTTGCGAAGAAGAGAAAAAAGATTTAGCTTCTGAAGAAGTTGTGTCTGAAGAGTTACAAGAAGAAGCTCCTATCGTGGAGGAAGTTTCTGAAGAAATTGAGATGGATGAAACAAAATACGTTGGTAGAGACGAATTTGAATCTAAAATCTCTGAATTAAAAGGAATGATTGAGGAAATGAAATTAGGTTACAGTGAAGAAAAACTATCTATGGAAAAAGAAATAGAGAAGTTATCTGCTGAACCAGCTTCAGAACCAATATCACACAACCCTGAAGGGGAAGTAAAACAAAACTTTAAATCTTTTGGTCAAAACAGAGTTATGAACACTAGAGATAGAGTAATGAACAGAATTGCTAATTTAAAATAAACTAAAAACTAAAATTAATTAAAAATGGCTACTACTACATCAATTACAAGTACTTACGCTGGCGAATTTGCAGGCAAGTACATTTCTGCTGCTTTATTATCTGGTGTAACACTTGATAGAGGCGGTATTGAAATCAAACCAAATGTAAAGTTCAAAGAGGTGATTAAAAAACTTGCTACTGATTCTAACGTAATCAAAGACGCAACTTGTGATTTCACTGATACTGCAACTATTACATTAACTGAGAGAGTTCTTCAACCAGAAGAATTCCAAGTAAACCTAGAGCTTTGTAAGAAAGATTTCAGATCTGACTGGGAAGCTGTATCTATGGGATACTCTGCTTTTGACAACCTACCTCCAAAATTCTCTGATTACTTAATCGGACACGTTGCAGGTTTAGTTGCAGAAAAAACAGAAAACAACATCTGGAAAGGTGTTAACGCTAATGCTGGTGAATTCGATGGATTTACTACATTATTAGGTGCTGACGGTGACGTTATTGACGTTGCTGCTGCTACAGTAACTTCTTCTAACGTTATTGCTCAATTAGGAGCTATCGTTGATGCGATTCCTTCTGCTTTATACGGAAAAGAAGATTTACACATTTATGTATCACAAAACATTGCTAGAGCTTACATTAGAGCACTAGGAGGATTTGGAATATTACAAAATGCTGCTGGATCAGAAAATGTATCTGACATAGGAGCTAACGGTGTTAACGGACAAGGAACTATGTGGTGGCAAAATGGAGCATTATCTTTTGATGGTGTAAAATTATTTGTTGCTAACGGATTGGCTGATAACAGAGCTGTTGCTGCACAAAAATCTAACTTATTCTTTGGAACTGGTTTATTATCTGACCACAACGAAGTTAAGTTGATTGACATGGCTGACCTAGATGGTTCTCAAAACGTAAGAGTTGTTATGAGATTTACTGCTGGAGTTCAGTACGGAATAGGTTCAGAAATTGTACTATATTCTTAATAAATTAAATTAACCAAAAATTAGGGTAGGTAGGTAAATGCCTGCTTACCCTTTTTTTATAAAAAATAATAAACTATGGCTTGCGATTTATCATTAGGTAGAAAAGAACCTTGTAAAGATGTTGTTGGTGGCATTAAAGCGGTTTATTTTACTGATTTTGGAGATTTAGGAACGGTTACAGAAACTGATGATGAAATTACTGATCTTTCTGGAACTTTCACTGCCTTCAAATATGAAGTAAAAGGAAACTCTTCTTTTGAACAAAACATTACGTCTTCGAGAGAAAACGGAACAACGTTCTTTGAACAAACATTAAATTTAACACTACATAAATTATCTAAAGAAGATAATAAAGAATTGAAATTATTAGCTTATGGTCGTCCTCACGTTGCTGTTGAAGATTACAACGGAAACGTATTTGTAATGGGATTACAACATGGAGCTGATGTTTCTGGTGGTACAATAGTGACTGGAGCTGCTATGGGAGATTTAAGTGGTTATACACTTACGTTAACTGGTATGGAAGTAAAACCAGCTAACTTTGTATCATCACCTACATCTGCTGATCCATATGCTGGAATGTCTAGTGCAACTGTAACTGTAACATCAGGTACTAATTCATAATAACTAAATTTAATTAGGTTAATTAAAGGGGTGCTTCGGTATCCCTTTTTTTATGAAAACAAATTAAGCTTTTGTTGTTATTTATAATATGGTAATATTAACAACATCAACAAACGATCAGAGTTTTAAAGTTATTCCCAGAAGTACACCAAGCTCAGTAACGTTTGAACTAACCGATAAATCTAAAAGAACTACAAGTTCTGTTACAGTATCCGTAAGTAATTCTAATGGATATATGACTATTACAGGTAGCTTCTCTTTAGTAGAAGACAGATTTTATTCATTTGCAATTAAAGATGGTTCAGCTATAATATATAGAGGTTCTATTTTTTGTACAGATCAAACTAATTTTAATACCTTTGATGTACACTCTGGAGAATATACAACAGAAAACACATACGATAACGATTTTGTAATAATATGAAAAAAGTAAATAAAATGGCAAAAAAAAGATATAATAGTAAACCTTTGCCAAAAGCTGAAAAAGGAAAGATACATATAGTTAATATGTCGTCTTATACACGACCAGAAATTGTAGAACAATACAATAGAGATTGGGTAGAGTATGGAGAAGACAATGACTATTTTAATTACCTTATAGACAGATATAATGGAAGTGCTACTAATAATGCAGCTATAAATGGTATAGCAGAAATGATATATGGTAAAGGATTAGATGCTGTAGAAGAAGATGCTAAAGGAAAAGATTATGATGAAATGAAAGAGCTATTCACAAAATCTTGTATGAAAAAAGTATGTTATGACTATAAGATGATGGGACAAGCTGCAATACAAATAATCTATTCTAAGGACCACAAAAAGATTGTACAAGTAGAACATATACCTGTAGAGACGTTAAGGGCAGAGAAAGCAAATAACAAGGGTGAAATACAAGGTTATTACTATGCAAAAGATTGGTCAGAGATTACTGCAAAAACACAACCTAAAAGAATACCTGCATTTGGAACTAGCAAGTCAGGATTAGAAATATTATATATTAAACCTTATAGAGCTGGATTTTATTATTACTCACCAGTAGATTATCAAGGGGGGTTACAGTATGCTGAATTAGAAGAAGAGATAGCGAACTATCATATAAACAATATACAGAATGGCTTGGCTCCAAGTATGCTTATAAACTTTAATAATGGTGTGCCTACAGAAGAGCAACGATCTATGATTGAGCAAAACATACAAGAAAAGTTTAGCGGTTCTTCTAATGCTGGTAGATTTATATTGGCATTTAATGATAGCAAGGAGCTTTCTGCAAGTATCGAGCCAGTTATACTAAGTGATGCACACGAACAGTATAAATTTCTTAGTGATGAATCTATGAGAAAAGTAATGGTATCACACAGAATTGTATCGCCTATGCTTGTGGGAATAAAAGACAATACTGGATTAGGCAACAATGCTGAAGAATTACAAACAGCATCTTTACTTATGGACAATACAGTTATTCGTCCTATGCAAGTTACCATACTAGA